AGCTTGAGCAGTTGAAATTCCAGCTTGAGTTGTTGCTGTTGTAGCTGAATTTCCTGCTGTAGTAACGTAACCTTGTAATATTGCTTCCTCTGTAATTGATATTTTTGCAATTACTTCTATGTATAATAAGTCTCCAGTATTAGCCGCTTCTGTTAATGTAACAGTATTTCCGCCTGTTAAAGTATAATCTTGACCTAAAACAATTCTAATTCCATTTAAGAATACAAAACAGTTTGCTTGAGCAGTAAAGGATAAAGTGTTTCCACTTGCGGCTACACCAGTAAATACTGTCTGACCATTAGTTGCTGTATATCTGTAAACATTAATTAAAGCAGAAACGTAATCTGAAGCAGTTTGCCAACCACTTGAAGTATAAATTAATAATTTTTGTAATGTACTGTCAAACCACAAGTCCCCTATATCTAAAGATGTAGTTGGTTGTGTAGGTGATACTCTATAACGTGCTACGAAATCATTTACTGAATTTATATTAGCACCAGCTATATTTACGTTTGCAATACTGCCAGATACTAAATTTATATTTGCACTATTAGCAAATACAGAATTAATATTTGATGAATTACTAGCTACAGCATTAACATTTGAAATATAAGTACCAACCTGATTAACATTCGCAATATTATTTGCTACAACATCAATCTCTGAAGTTGCTTCGTTTAAATCATCTGCCGCAGTCTCAATTTCACTAATCGCTTCTGCTAAATCATTGGCAACGGCAACTACTTTAACAATATCATTGGCAACAGTTGTGACTGCACCAATATTAGTTGCTACTGTATTAATATTTGTTGAATTAGAAACTGCCGCATTAATATTAGTTGCATTGCTTACTGCTGAATTAATATTAGTTGCATTACTTACTGCTGAATTAATATTTGCAGAATTTGAAGCTACACTATTAACATTTCCAATATTAGTAGCGACTGTTGCAACAGAAGCTATATTTGTATTTACAGTATTAATTGCTGGTAAATTTGCAGTTATAAATGCTTTATTAACAGCATCATTGTCATTTACTGGTGATGCTAAGTTTTTAATTATTCTAGATGTTGCATCCCACTTGTTATCTCCGTCAAGAGCCATAACACCAGCTGTGGCATCAATAGCTTCTTGGGACATGTAAAACATTTGATTACTGTCTTGATCTAGTATCGCTTCAGTAATTGTAGAACCGTCTTGATAATCTACTAATCTATTTGTTTGACTTGAATTTCTTTTAAAATTTATAGGAACACCGTTTCCTGGCGCTGTTGTAAATTGTATTGTTGATGATGTAGGAAAAGTGTAATCAACACCTAAAGTTTTTAATACGTTGTTTAATCGCACTTCTACGTGAGACTGAACAATGTAAGGAAACGTTAGGCTGTAAGTAGTCTGTGATCCATTTCCTGTATAATTATTAATTGCAAATGACATTATTTTTTATTTATTTATTGTTGTAATTATCTTCCGCCTGTTTCAGGCAACCCTGATCTTCCTATTAAAAAGTTCATTAAATTTTGGTAACCAAAGAAAGTTTTAAACATAGGCAACCCTGCTATTCTTTTTGCATCGACTTGAGAAAAATCATAATCATCTCTTCCCAATGCTTTTAATATAGAACCTCCAGCTGTTAATAAATCTGAACCAAAGTTATAAGTTGGATTTCCTGTAATTAAATTAACTTCTAATCCACTTGTTCTAGTATTAAATCTCCAATCAGGGGCTGTAGCCTGTAAAAGTAAATCTACATAAGAGGGTAGTGCTGATGAAAACCCTGCTCTTTGAAAAGCGGCCATGCCAACTTTTCTCCAAAATTTATCTTCACTATCACCAAATCTTTTATCAAAATATTTTTGTTTTTGTTCTGCAGACATACCTACAGCATTTAAATTTGTATGTGCTACGTATGTAATTCCAGCCATCATTGTACTTAAACCGAATATGGAAAATGTTTTAAAATCTCCCATTTGAACGTTGTAATTTAATTGTTTGTTCCAAGCGACCATCATGAATGATCTAAATTGACCTAAAGTTTTTCCTAAAGCATTGTCAGAAAAGAAACGATTACTGTCTCCGATAAAATTGTATTGAACAGCTCTTTTAATATGTCTGTCTGCTGCAATTGAAAAGAAATTTAATAATCCTTTGTCTTGAAAATTAGCCCAATTAAAACTTTTAACTTTGTAACCACCGTAAGCAGCCTTTTCAACAGTTACTGAAGGTGATGTAAATTCTCTAGCTAAAGCTAACATTTGGTTATCGTCAAGACCTAAAACTTTATATCTGTTTAGATCTGCCTTACCTAAAACACTTAAATCAAAATTAGCATTTTTTACTTTAAACATATCAGACGCAAACTTGTCTACATAAAGTTTTAACGCCATTTTTCTTAAAGTTGTATCAATAGGAATTTGTAAAGAAACAAGAGCAGTTAATTTTTCTCCAACTTTTCTAAATGCTCCTCCTGCTGAAACATGGGTTAACGCAGTGTTTCCATCTAACATTTCTTGACCACCACTCATGTTCCAAGCCCACTCATCTCCGTTGCTTGATAAAACTGAAAGATCTTTATTTAAAGCAATATTATTTCTATTTTTAATACGAGCTTCTCGAAATATTGTTCCTAATTCAGGAATATTATTTGCAAATGTTTTTAAACCATTTGTAGCAACCGCAGCTCCTAAATCAGGTAATGAACTTAATCCAACTTGTCCTAAAACTCGCATAAAGTTAAAGGCTCTTAAATTTCTTAAAGCTTCAGACCACCCATTAGATAAATCTTCTTCTCCAGATCTACCCATAAGATGTTCATAAATACTGTCTAAAGTTTTCTTTTCTTCGTTTGCTTTAGTTTTGGCAAGCCATCCTTTAATTCCAACTTGTGGCTTGCTTCTTAAATCTAAATCTATATCTGAATTTAGTTGATCTCTAAGTCTTATCCAATCATTTTTACTTTTAAGGTTTAAAACTTTTGCTAAACCAATATTGCCTGACATTTCGTTAATGTATCTATTCCATAAAATGTCAACGTTTTTATTTAATAAATCGTCTAATCTTAAAGTAACTCCATCAATTACTGTTTCATAATTTGAATTTAATTTAATTCTTTCTTCTAATCTTCCTGAAGTGACAAAATCTAAAGAAGATCCTAAATCACTAACTAATTTTTCTCTAGCAACAGAACTGATTTCTGGAAATTCTCTTTCTAAATAAACTCTAAGGTCACTTACATCTTTAATTTTTAAAAGTTGAGCAAGATCAAATCCTTTTCCACCTTTGTAGCTATGCTCTAAAAATTTAACAATAGCTTCAGCCATTACTGTAGCACGTTCTGGAGTTATGTCCGCTATAACTTCTTTTTCACCCTTAGCTATAAAATCTTTTTCTAATTTAACTTGAGACTCTTTAACTTCAGTGTCTAATTTTTTAATCTGTTCTTGTAATGTTTTAATATTTTCTTTTCTGTAGACTTGGCGATCTACAACAATGTCACCATTTATATCTACTACAAGATTCTCTTTTTCTTTTTTTAAAAATTCTTTTTCAAGTTTTAATTTTTCTTTAAGAGTTTTAATTTCTTCTAACTTAACAACTTGATTAACTTTATTTAACTCAACAAAATTTGGTTTAACATCTTTTTGACCTATTAAAGTTGCTAGGTCGCTTTGTTTAGCTAAATAAGGTTGCTTACTTAAAATTGCACCTTTAATTAATTGTATTATTCCTTCTCGTCCTATAATTTTACCACTAGCACCTACTCTATTGGATGAAGCTATATAATTTTCAAATGCCCAAATTTGAGGCACATACCATTTTACTTGTTCTGAAATTTCTTTTCCGTCAGCACCTTTACTTTTAATTTCTGTTACAATTTTTTCAGATCCTTCAATTCCAGCAGCCTTTACTTGATTGCCTGTATAATTAAATCCTTTAGCGTAAGCTTCTGCTGCACGTCTTATATGAGGGTCTTGTAATAATAATTTATCTGCTTCATTTTTATTTGATGGGTTAAGAGCATTTATTGCTTTAAACACTTTATGAGAAAATATTGCTCTAGCATTAAAATCAAACAATTGACCTGCTTTACCTTTTCCAATTTTACTGCCGTTTACTTTTACCCATTCTGTGAACGCATTATTAACTTCAGGTGCTACAAGTCTTTGTGCTGTATTTAAAACTAAAACTTTTTCAGTTTCTGCAGTTCGAGGAGATGGAACTACTCTATCGCTTGGTTTTCCTTTTCCTTTTGTAATAAAAAATGTAGGATTTTCTACAAGTCTAGCACCTACTGATCTAACGTTAGCTACATTACTTCCATCTAAAGATGCGTGTCTAGTAGCTGGTATTAATCCTAAAGTAAGCCAATTTCTCCATCCTTTACCTGCACTTTCAATATTATCTATTTTATCTGGGGAAAAATAAGTATCATTAAATGTTTTTATAAATTCAGCGTCATCTTTATAAGATGGTATTTCTCTTTCTCCATTTGGAGTTTTTTTAAATTTTGCAGTTTTTAAAGTGTCATCAAAAGCTTCTTGGGCTATTTTTTGTAATTTACCATGTAATAAGCTTGTGATCCCACCTCCAAGAGTACCCCCTAAAGTTGCTGCTATAAGTACATCATTGACATTTAATGAAGGAGACTCTGCTGCTAAAGGTATTGTGTAAAGGCCTTGTTCGGCTCCTATTATTAATCCACCTCTTTTAAAAGCTTGAACCCTAGTTAAGCCAGGAACCAACGCATTTACTCTTACTAATTTTGAAGTAATTCCTATTCCCGTTCCTAAAGTGACTGGATCTAACATCCATGATGCTAAATCAATAAATAATCCTTTATAGCCTAAACTATTTAAGATTGCGACATTGTCTTGTTCTTGCACAACTCTTTTAGCTAAAGATGTAGCGTGCTCCTCACTTACTGCACCAATAAAATAATCTTTAAATTGATCTTGAATATTATAATCTGAATATAATTTCTCAAAAAAATCTTTATTATTTTTCATTGAGAAATTTTCTGTTGGCTCAAAACTTTCAGCAACCATTGTTCTATATAACATTGGTAAAAAATGATTTTTCTGAACTGCAGCTCCTATGGCTTCAAGAGTTCCTATATTTCTAGGATTATTTATATTGTAAGATTGATTTTGGTATGTTTTAAATAACTGATCTAAAAATAACTCTCCGCCTTTTTCTTCTTGTTTTCCCCAAAGATCTACAAATTCATAGTTTGGTATTTTTTTTTTAATTTCGGTGCTTAAATAATCTGCTTCTCTATTTCTACGAGATGGAAACTCATCTTGAAAATTTCTTAATTCTGATACCAACCCACCGTAATTTTCTTGAGTTAAATAATTCCAAAAATTAGGTGTTTTATTTTTTAAATCTACTCCATATTGATAACCAACTGAAGCAGCAACAGTTTGGACAGAGTCATCTAAATTATTAAAATCTTTGCCTGTATTAGAATTGTAGTAATTTGTAAATTCATTAGTAAATAATATTTTATTAGCGTTATTTATTTCTTCAATTTGAGATTTTTCAAGAATTAAATTTCCAGCAACATCTCTGGCTGCTTGACCTTGTAAACCTAAATAAGGACGTAAAGTGTTTATTAAATCAGGTGATAAATTTAATTTATCTCTTAAAGTTTCTTCTGTTTTACTTCCTAAATCAAAACCTCCAGGAATAGTGACCCCAGATAAATCATTTGTAGTTTTAGGAACGTATGCTGGTGTTATTTTAGTGCCTTCTTGTTCTTGAATAAAGTTCCAGTTTATCATTTAAAATATTGAGTTAGAGTAAGGATTATTTCCCATAAGTTTCATCCAATTATCGATTGCTTTATTTTTTTGCCTTAATAATTCATCTGCTTCATTTCTTTTTTTCTGATCTTCTAAAGATTTATTACGCATGTCAGTAGTTACACGACTTTTTAAGACGCTTAATGGAATTTGAAGTATTACTTCTTGGTGTTTATAATCTTGCGTAACAATTTTATTTCCTTTTTCATCTGTTGCTGGAATTTTCATTCCTTTATCATCTAAAAAATATTTTTTAACTGTAACTGGCATTTCAGTTCCTAATTGGCTAACAATTGTAAAATAAGCATAACCACCTTCAGAATTTATAGAAAAATTGTAATTACCTTTATTAGCTAAAGCTTTAATTCCGCCTATATTTGTTTCAGCGGTATCTGAAACTAATGGACTGACTACATCTGAATCTATTCTTTCAGACAAAATTTTATAAGCAGTGTCTGCATACATTTCATATTCGGTTTTATCTATTCCTAA